AGCCGCTGGAACCCGCCGTACTGTAACGGCCGCTGGAACCCGCCGTGCTGTAATCGCCGCTGGAACCCGCCGTGCTGCAATAGCCACTGGACCCCGCCGTACTGTAACGGCCACTGGACCCCGCCGTGCTGTAATCGCCGCTGGAAAAAGGTTCTTTGCCATTCACCCGATTAAAAACGGCATTCACCGTAGCTTTTACCAGCCCTGCAAAATTCACCTCACCTTTTACTGTCAGCTCAGTGCAGGCTAGTTTACTGTCCTCTCTGCTTTTATCCACGTTCCCGCCGCACTCGACCTCAAAAAAGCGCGGGCTATCCTTCAACGGGTAGTAGTGCAGCACATCCAGCGGGTTCTCGCAGGCGTGCATACCAGCGTGGCAGCAGTTCGCCTCGTCCTCATGGTAGGTCTTGCCCACCTCGTACTGCTTGCCACGGCACATCATGTTTTTGTCCATGGCCTTATATGCGATGATCTTCTCACTCATGTGCGGTGTCCTCCTTTCTATCAATGTCGCAGCACAACATTGGACGAATGAACCAGATAGGTCACGCCGTCAATCTTCACTTGCAGCTGGTCGCCCTCGTAATCGTCCCAACTGTTCAACTTTCCCTCGACAATCGTTCCGTCTGGCATTTTCAGCTGTGCCCAACTGTATTCATAGGTAAGGTCAATAACCTGCTTATTGCATCCGGCCATCAGCAAAGCGCTTGCCAATACGGACGCTACGCCAACAATATTTTTTTTCATGCTCGTTTCTCCTTTTAATAAAATGTTTAATAAAATGTCTTCTCTTTGCTGTGCCGTCGCAGTTCTCTGCGTTTCCTAGCTTCACTCTTCTCTGCCTTTGCTAAACATCGCTTCTCAAAGCCATTGCGCTACTTGACTAAGCTGGTCCTTGCCAAGCCGTTCCATCGCAAATCACGGCATTTCTTCTCTCTTCCATGCCAATGCATCCGAAGCAAAACCTTGCCGCAGCGAAACGTTACGGTCCACCGCTTTTCCTTCGCAAATCACATCAGCGCTTTTCTCTGCCATTCCTTTGCCTTGCCTGTCTGTGCTTCTCAGTGCCACTGCACAGCAGTTCACCTCATAGCCGTTGCCACGCACCTCTCAGCCTTGCTCTGCCTTTGCAGCTCAATGCAGAGCTTTTCCGTTGCAATTCTGCGCCTTGCTTCGCCACACCATGCCTTGCCATTCAATTCCTTCGCCACGCGTCGCCGTACCATGCCTCCGCGAATCAGGGCCGTCAATGCCATGCCCTTGCTCTCAGGCATTCACCTCATAAGCGATGTAGGTAAAGCGGCCCTTTCCGCTGTTGCGCCACTGGCCAATGCCCCGGAGCTGGCCGTAATCCAGCCACTCACGCACAACCTTTTCGTGGCTGTCGTCAAGGAGGGTCACGTCAAACTCGCAAGTGCTGCCCGCCGGGATTTGCTCACTGTTGGCAAGGCTCACGCGCTCGCCCTGTGCGGTCTGGGCACGCAACGGACGCTGGCAGTCGGTAATCTCGCCGTTCACATGAATGGGAATCATGCGGGGCTGAACGAAGATCAGGCCGTCAATGACCTTCTTGTAAGCGGTCAGCTTGCCGCTTTCGTTCACGGCCTTCTTCTTGCCGGTTTCGGTCTTGCCGCCGATGCGGGAAAGCATGCCGCAAGCATCCTTAAACATGCCTTTGATCTGGTAATCGTAAAAGATCGGATTTCCGTCCGGGTCACGCGGGAAAACGGTCATGCCCTTATCAGCTACCGCATCAGGGCCAAGAGCCGCCACTTCATCCTCGATGGTTGCAGCATCCGGCGACTTGCTGGCGATAAACTCGCGGGCCACATTGGGATTTGCGGGCCATGTACCCAGCACCGGCTCAATAAACGTAGCTTTCACATGCAGTTTTTTCATAATAGTAACCTCCAAAATATATTGCTTACGCCACGCCGTCCTGGTTGTGCTGCCGGGCGGCAAGCTCCATCTGCTCCACGCTCTGCCTGCGCTCCACGCTGGGCAGCATTCCCACGGCCTTGAGCTGCTCATAGATAAAGCGCTGTCCGGCTTCCGTCCATACGGTGGTGTTCTTAGTGTCCCACTCGCCGGTGCTCTTGTGCTGGAACGGCGTGGATTTGCGGTTTTTGGTGTAGCCCTTGCCGCAATACTTGGCGTATAGCACCCACTGGCCGTCGCTGGTCTTGTACTGGATTTTCAGGCCGTGAAGGATGCTGTTGAGTTTCTCGGCGCTCAGGCCGTAATCCTTGGCAAGGGTGGTAGTGGTGCGGCAGTTCTTGCCCACGCACACCGCCCGGGCATACTCTGCATCCGGCTTCAGGTCGTTGTTCTCTGCCAGAAGCTGGCGGTTGGCGGCCTTGAGCTGGTCGTTCTGCCTCTGGGCGATAAGCACCGCACGGCGCATTACCGCTTCCGGGCTGTTCCACTGTGCCTCCACGGCCAAGAAATATTGCCGTGCCTGCTTGCCACGCTCGTTGCGCTGGATCATGCACAGTTCCTTCGCCATCTGGATGGTGAGCTGGTGATCGGTGCGGGGTTTGCCTGCCAGACCGTCAGACCTATTACTCAAAAATGAGTAATAGTCCTCGCCCTCAGTGAAACCATACTCGGTCATACGGTTAAACCAATCGTTGTACCGGGTCGTGACTTCTAAGAAGTCGTGCAGCTCCCGGCCGCTCACCGTGGGGCGCTCCGGGTTGTCGTAGCTAATGGGGATGAGATTGTTTAATTCGCTCATGCCGTTTTGTCCTCCTTTTCCTTGATGATCTCGCTGACGGCAGTTTCCATCTTTTCCCGAATGCCGGGAGGGTTGCGCTTGCTGTTCAAAATCAGTGAACAGTAGCTTCTCGAAAATCCAAGATGCTTTGCTACGTCGTCTACTGTAATCTGGTTGTTGTGCATCCGGCCTACTAAACGGCCTGTCCATTTTTCAGGCACTTTCACACCTCCTTTAAAACGTAAGTTGAAACAAAATTGACAACGGCGCACCGATTTGCTATACTGTTCAAGGCTCCTAGTTAAACTGATTCAAAAGGCAGGTGATTTCGATGACCAAACTTTTGAGCCAGCCAGTTCCAGACACGAGCATGTGCGTGAAGCGCTAGGGCTTACAAGGCGGTGCCGACCCGCCAAAGGAAGCGGCGTACCCATAGCCCTGCAAGTTGTTTTTGCAGCCCCGGCGTTACTTTTACGCCGCGCATGGCGCAAAAGACGTGCAAACGCGCATGTTTGCATTACCGCCGGGGTGCAAGTGCGTTCTGGTGACAAATCGGTGAAAAGTCTGTCTGTGAAACAACCGCAGGCAGATTTTTTCTTGTCGCCGTGTCAAATACCAGTTGAAAAAGTTTACAAAGTGTGTTACTATGTAGTTGCAGAATACAAGTAAAAACAGCTTAGGCGGGTTCACGCCGGGGCTTTGTGTTTTGTTAACTATTTCAACTGACAAGAGCATTATACAGCTAGCGAAGTTAGTTGTCAACATTTTTTACTAACTTTGCTAGCTTTCGTGGATATGCACAGAAACGGAGTGCTGTTATGAGCATTTTTTACGAAAACTATTTGAAGCTGTGTGCTGCTCGACAAGAATCTCCAACTGCCGTGTCGAAAAAAATAGGCCTTTCCAATGCGGCAGCAACTGGATGGAAAAAAGGAAAGAAGCCCTCAGAAGTGACGTTAGAAAAGTTAGCTGTCTATTTTGGCGTTGCACGGGAGGACTTGACCGGCGAAGAGCAAAAAGAAAAGCCCGCCCCCAGTGAAGGGAGTGGGCTGGATGCAAGGTTTGACGCGCTGCTAAGTCAGATGACCGATGCAGACCGTGCAGATCTGCTGGAGTATATGGAATTTAAGGTTGCAAAGAGGAAGGAAAACCCCAATGGCTGAGTTTTTGGACAAAACGAGCCTGGCGCTCCTATTATATATGGAGAAGCACAACAGGAAAATGAACCAGCACGAAGTCTGTCTCATTTCCGGAGAGGATTTCAGTTTCAACGGCCAGAATCGGTACATTCAGAACTTGAAGGGCCGCGGTCTGATTGATGAGCGTCGCAAAGAGTACATTCCTGACGGGGTGGGTGGTTTTCTTCCCAGCGAGTACATTTATTCTCTTCCGCTAGCTGGAGAAGCCTATCTTCAAGAACTTCGAGCAGATTGGGAGAATCAAATACTTCAGGCCGCATTGGATTTGCTGGTGACCATCTTCGGTCAGAAATTTTAAGGGCATCACAAACGCGGTCAAATGCTTCGTGCAGCTCTTTCGTGGTCTTGCCCTTTCCGCATCCGTAGTTGAAGCAGTAACACCCGATTTCAAGAGAGCACCGGTGGTCGCAATTTGCGCACTCTTCGCTTTTGATTCCGGGCAGGCCGGACGCTTCCGTTGCCAGAAGAGCAAAAATTCTGGTTTTGTACCGACCCAGTTCAATTTCGTACTTATCCACAGATTTACTCCTTTCTGCTGTTGAGCAGGCTTTCCGCATAGGAAAGCACCTCTTGTTTTTCCTGTGCCGACAGAGAAGAAAATAAAGCTTTGAGACGGCACTTTTCTTCCATTGTATCACATTTTGCAAATTTTGTGCTATTTTCTTGCACTTTATTTTCCCCCTTTGGCGTTTTCCTTGATAATTTAGCTTTTCGGCAGCTGATTGGCTGCCTATTTTTGTTTATGTGAGGTGCTTATTATGGCAAATGCCTGTCCTGTCTGCGGCGGCAAGTTGGGTCTGCTGAACCGTGAGAAAAGCGCTGACAGCTTGATTTGCGCCAGCTGCAGCAACTTTTTCTTTTCAAAATTGGGTATCCGGGCAGCAAAGCAACCGACAGCCGCCCTTGCTGATTACTGGGCTACACTGGAACAGCGTCGGAAGGTGTTCAAAGAAACCGATTCCATCTATGATGGAGACGCTCTCTTTGTGTCGATTGACAAACCCAACCGGCTGTTTTGCATTGGACACCGCAGTGGTGATAAAGGCCCTCGCATGATTTACAGCTTTGATGAAGTCGCTGGGTATGATTCTGATACTCCTGACGATCTGACGGTGACAGAGACAAAGGGCGGTATCGGCCGTGCCGTGATCGGTGCAGCCGTTGCCGGGCCTGTGGGTGCGATCGTGGGCGCTACCACCGCTAAAACAGAGACCCGCAAGGGCCGCAGTAAAGAGAGCGTGTCTATCCACTTTGCGCTTCCACTAGGCGAAAGCAACTTGCTGACAACGGTTTATCCAGGCGGAATGACTGCGTTTCTCAAGAGTTGCAAAGGCTCTTCAGAACAGCCGCGGGGCACCGCTCCGGCTGCCCCCAGCTCCGCCGATGAACTTTTGAAGTTTAAGCAGCTACTGGATATGGGGGCCATCACGGAAGCGGAGTACAACGCAAAGAAATCTCAGTTGCTTGGCCTGTAAGCCTGTTCACAACCATATTATAAAACTGCTGGTTGTGGTCGTCAATCCCCATTCGAGCACTGTTTTTAGTGAAAAAATCCACAAAAAAAATGCGTATTTGCAAGATATGCGCGAAATGCACGAGCAATGTGCAAAATATGCACGTTACTATTCGTGGTTGCAAGGCTGCTGCAAATTTTGCAACAGATCAGCAGCCAGCGCCCCGCCGGGCGTACCGGATGCGTTGCGCAGGGCTTGCACCTCCGGCAGGGCCTTATCTTGAATGTAAGCGCGAGCAAGGCGCTGCTGCTCCGGGGTCATATCCAAATAGCAGGCCAGCAGGGCACGGGCATGGGTGCGAAAGTGTGACAGCTTTTTCATAACTCATTCCTCCCAGGGTGCAGGGGTGTGGTCGGTGCCGGTCAGGATGCTGGCGGGCATTCCATCGATGATGGTCATTTCAGCTTCTTTGACGTTTCTTTGCTCAAAATCCATTTTGTTTTCTCCTTTCTTTTGTGCACATCTACGATTTATAATCCAGATTTTACCATGCGCCGTTGGAAAACAAAATACGGATAAAATTTGTCGAATGGCGCAGACTTTTTCTGCGCCATTTTTTGTTAAAAACACACTGGTTTTATGGGGGTGAAAGTATGAGTTATTTTACAGCGAGCCAAATCGGAAAGGCACTTGCAAAAACGCGGGTGTCTGCTGGCCTGAGCCAAGCGGAGATCGCAAGGCGCATCGAAAAAGGAGAGCGCACCGTGCAGAGCTGGGAAAAAGGATGCACCAGCCCGGACAGTGACGAGATCATGGACTGGTGCACGGCGTGTGGGGTGTCGCCCATCACGGTGTTCATGGAGATGACTCACCCGGATCTGTACAAAGTGCCGGATGACGGCAAGGCCGACGAGGAGCTAAACGCGGAGTTGCGCCGTCTCGTGGTAAAACTGCCACCGCTGACGAAAAGGCTGCTTCTCTTCATACTGAAGGGCAGTCATGGCAGCAGCCCGCCTGCTGTCATATCGGAGATAGCTGCAAATTTGCACTGCCCGCTCAATAACCGGGTCAGCATATGCGGAACAATCATCGACCAATACAACTTTGCCCAGAGCATGGGATTAGACCCATGCCCGGACGCTCCGCACCCTCCCATTGACGACCTGAAGATCAACTACAAGGCCGGAAGGGCCGCTGCTGAAAATGGTGCCTTCGGATATATCGGGCAGAAAAAGGAGTAAGCCATGAAATGCGTAAGGCCATGCTGCCGGAAAGAGATCCCGGATGGTGCTTCTTTTTGTCCGTGGTGCGGGAAGAAGCAGCCGGAAGCCGCCCCGCAGCAAAGAAAAAAGCGCCGCCGTCCCAAGGGCAGCGGCAGCGTGTATAAACTGAACGGGGCGCGGGCAAGACCGTATGTGGCGCTTACGGCCAAAAGGAACGTTCTGGGGACGTTTGAAACGGCAGGCGAAGCTGTACAAGCACTGGACGCTTACAACGCCCAGAACACGCCCGCAGCGCGTCTGAAATGCACCTTTGCGGATGCCTATGCCCAATGGAAAGCGCAGCCCAAATTTGACAAGCTCAGCACGGACATGCAAAAGGGGTACGAGCTGGCCTATGCAAAGGCTGCTCCGCTATACGACCGACAATTGCGGGACTTGAAAGCGGCAGATTATCAACAAGTCATTGACGCAATGGTGGAAAAGGGACTCTCCCGTAGCTCCTGCGAAAAGCAGCGCACACTTTTCAGCCAAATCTGCGAGTGGGCAATGGCGCAGGACATCATAAACAAAAATTACGCCATGCTGCTGCAGCTCCCGGCGGCTACAGGCAAGGCGGAACGTACCCTGACCGCCCAAGAGATCGAGCAGATCAGCAGCCGACAGAATGACCCGAAGTTTGGGCAGACGGCGCAAATCGCAATGGTGCTGCTTTATACCGGTATGCGCATCGACGAGCTGCTTTCCATGCGATGCGAGGATGTGCACCTGAAAGAGCGGTACATGCAGGGCGGTGAAAAGACAGAAGCGGGCAAGAACCGCATTATCCCCATCCTTGAGCCCATTTACAAGATCATTGCCTTTTGGATGCTGGACAGCGGGTGTGAATGGCTGATTCCATCCAAGGCCGGCACAAAGCTGGATAAGCGCAACGTGGCTACAAAGTTCCGGGCGTTGATGCAGGAATGCCATATAGAGGGCGTGCATCCACACACGCTGCGCCATACAGCCAGCAGCAAGATGGTGGAGTGTGGTCTGGAAAAGACCGCGGTGCAGGCCATTCTTGGGCACAAAAATTTCTCCACCACGGCAAACAAGTACGTGTCACACAACGATCCAGCCTATTTGTTGCAGGAAATGCAGAAGATGAAGTACTGATTTGTTAGACTGTTTGTTAGATTATCACGTTTATTCAGGAGATTTCAAGGCATTTCAAGCAAAAAGAAAAACGCACGGACGATTCTTTTTCATCGTTCGTGCGTTTATTTTTGGAGCTGGTGACAGGAGTTGAACCCGCAACCCACTGATTACAAATCAAATTTATTTGGCGTTTTAACGTGAATAATCATCAATTTGTTGGCTTTCCGTTAGATTATGCATCCCGTGCCCTAACGTTGAAGCTCATGTAAAAATAGCACATTTTATGTCTTTTTACAAGTCGCTTATCTTCCGCATTACGAGCTCATACTCTTTCGGGTAAACCAGCTTTATTGCCTTCATGTGCTCGTCAAGCACCTGCATCAGACCTCCGAAAGGAACAGAGCTGGCAGCCGCCACAAAGTCGCTTTGCGGTTCCGCTGCTGTGGAGTACGCCGCCCGGTAATCCGTGGGCGGCAATGACTGGGTCTGCGTTTCAGGTGCCTGCTTTTCTTCCAGCTCGTCCCGCACAGTGCAGAGGGCGGCAAGCTTTTCCACGCTCTGCCAGTCCGTCGAACCGCATTTCAGCTTGTGAATATGGGTGTTGATCTCGTCAATGTCCATGCCTGCCGCCCCCTTTCTTATGCGTTGCGTAAGATGTCAGCTGCCCGCTTGTAGGCATCGCGCTCTGCGCCGGTGGCTTCCTGCATCATGTCCTCGATGTCAGAGATCATGCGCTCACGGCCATCCGTGCGGGAGTAGTGCCCGCGCACATAGTGACGGCCACGGTTGGCGTAGCTGTTGCCCCGGTTGTAACCGTTCCCGGCATCGTGGCCAAAAGTCCCGCGCATGTCAGCTTCCCACTCACCCGCACGGCTGTAATCGCCGCCCTCGCAGTAGTCCTCGATGCGGTGGATGTCCAGAATGATGTCCACGATCTCACCGATCATTTCAACATCGCCCGGAGAGCGGTTCTTTTTGTCGGTCAGCTCCATGAGCTCGTCGCACATCTCATCCTTCAGATGATTCAGTTTATCCAGCATGACTTTATCTCCTTTCTTATGCTACCCGCTCAACGATCAGGTTGCTGTTTGCAATGCTGACCGCCTGCGTGCTGGTGTTTTTAACCGCCACGGTCAAGCAGCAGCCACGCGGCACCTCGATGAACGCGGCCACGAAAACGTTGAAGTAATTTTCGACTGCCGACGGGGTGACAATGGCAGTCGCACTGGTCAGCGACTCACCGCCGACAGCCAGCGCCACGGAAACGGGCCCCACAGTGCCGCCGGTGGGAATGGCGATATTGCCGCCAAAGCTTACTTTGAAACGGGCCCGGCACTGTCCGCTTGTCGGGCCCCGCAGGGTCACAAGGCCGCTTCCCTCACGGTGCACGATACAAGCAGGGGCCTTTACTGCGGTCTCGGTCAGGGGAAGGTTTTCACCCGCCGCCACGCTGACGATGTTGGAGTTGCTAAATTCAGCCATTTTATCGGCTCCTTTCATAGAAAAAACGCCGGGACTACTGCCCCGGCGCTCTGGTTTGCAAAATCAGCTCAGGGGCTGAACATTTTCCACTTTGGAAAAAGTTGCCGTGATTCGGTTATGCGCAGCTGCCGCAGCCGCAACCGTTGCCGCAGTTACCGTACTGGTAAGGTGCAGGAACCTGGAATGCGGGCACGGGGCGCGGATTGTAGTAGGCCAGCTGACCGCTCATGTAGGCCTTGAGCGTTTCGTTCTGGGCTGCCTGAGATGCCGCAAGCTGTGCTGCGAACAGCTGCTGACCCTGCTCAGCGATCTTTGCGTCCTTTGCCTCGATGCGCTGTGCGGTCAGGGCGTCAAGGATGGCGCGGGCGTTCTGGTTCTGGTTGTCGATGATGTCCCGGGTGGTGTTCTGCACCGTGTTGCGGGTCTCGCAGGACTGGGTGGCCAAATTGTAGTTGACACCCTGAATGGCAGAGCGGTTCTCGCAGCAGCACTCCTGCTGCTGCATCTGCATGGCAAACAGCTGCTGCATGAACGCCGCCTGCTGGTTTGCACGGCTGATCTCTGCGGACATAAAGCCGTTGTTTACGGTCTGCTGCACGCCGTTGACAAGCTGCGCCTGCTGGTAGAAGCCATCACACATGCCGTTGTTGATACCATCCATCTTGCGCTCGATGTTGGCAAAATCGGAGGTCAGGACGTAGCCGTCAACGACACCGGCACCGGTGTTGCCATTGCCGCCCCAGTTGCCGCCCCAGCCGCCGCAGAAGGCGAACAGGAACAGGATGATGATCCACCATGCGCCATCATTGCCAAAGCCAAAGCCGTTGCCGCCGTTGGTGTTTGCGGGCTGAACAGGCATGGTCAGAACCGCAGAATCGGAAGAAAGAGACATTTTTGTACTCCTTTCGTGTGTTTTGAATGATTTTTATGCTTGAACCGTGGCCACGGTTACGACTTAATGGAGGAACTGCTGAAACTGCTGCGCCATCGCCTGCAGCTGGTTCAGCTGGTTTTGTGACATTTTGCCGGATTGCAGCAGCTTTTGCACCTCTGTTTTCGGGTCGCCTTGAAAGTTTGCACGGAACTGCTGGAACTGCTGCATCATCTGCCCGAACTGACCCATAGGGTTTGGCATGGCGGGCATACCGCCGCCCAGTGCGTTAAAAAGAGGGTTTGCCATACTTATTTGACCTCCGTTTCAGGTTTTGCCGGCTCTTGCTTCTCGAGCGCCGCACAGCGGGCTGCCAGAGCGTCAAACTCTGCTCGGGTGACAAACTCCCCGCCGGGCTGCTGCGCCGTCTGAGGGGGCATTTTTGTCGCCGTGGTGCGTTCCTTGTAGTCAAAGACGCGGAGAGGCAGCGGCATCCCGCTGGCGTCGGTGCTCTTGATGTAAAAAGCGCTGTTTTCGCTGTCCATCAGCAGTACGCTGTTGCCTGCGGCGACCATATAGGCTTTTGCGCCCTCTTCTCCCTGTACCCAGATGATGGAGGGCGTAGCCTGTGCTGTCTGTGCTGTCGGCTGCTGCATCATGGGAGACTGATAGCCCACTCCCTGCCTGAGTTGAGTGAGGTTGTCTGGCATTGGCTGGCCGTAGTATGTTGGCATCTGATACGCATACGGATTATAAGGCATCGTTTATTCCTCCTTGTACCAGTAGTAGATCGGGCATTCCGCGCCGCTGTCCCAGCTGTCCCACCACTCGCCGTCGATCACGGCCAGAACGTGCCCGGAGCAGCCCAGTACGTACACGCCACGCGGGTACTCCCGGGCAAAATCTGCCACGGTGTAACAGGTAGTGCAGTCTGCTTCCACCAAACGGCGCTTGTAACCCTGCTTTTGGAGGTATGCGCCCCATGTGCGGTTGGCGCTGGGCATATCGCCGAGGGCATAGCCGGTGAGCGCCAGCGCAATATACGTCTGCTCCCAGCTCCGGCCGGTGGCCGCAGCTACCGCCCGCACTGCGCAGTCCCCAACGCTGCTCCCGCGCGGGTTTGGGTTAAACCTGTGCCACATGGCGCACCCTCCCTTTGCGCCCAGTGTACTTTTTTAAACCGCCGTGAGAGACAACGAACGCACAACGAAGGACAAAAAAGAAAAGCGCCACACAGCACAGGGCTGTATGGGCACTCAAGAATTTGCACGCAACGCGTATAAAATTTTCAAAAAAAGTCTTGACAATTGCACGCAACGCGTGTATAATAAAGACAGTGAAAGACCCCGAACAAACACATGGAGGCAACAATTATGAAAAAGCTTACTGCTGACGAGTTTGCAGCCAAGGTTATGGCCACCGGCACAGAAATCGAGTACGACAACGGCGTTTGGATGATCTACGCGCACCTCACCGATGATGGCGACGTCAAGACCTCTCATCTGGACGCTCGCGACCTGATGGTCACTACCAGCATCGAACTCTCCGATGAAGAGGGTGAGGCACTCATGAACGGCAATCTGGACGACGTTGAGAGACAGGCCGTCGTGGAAGATCTTTACCCGAAGTATCTTGAAGCTCTGGAAGATATGGAGTAAAGAAAAGTCCCCAGCCGATGTGCGAACATCGACCGGGGAGATTTAAAAAGGAGAAGACTATGTATACTACTGCTGAACTCTTTATTATGGCTGCCGATTCGGAAGCATCCAGGGCAGCGTTCCTCAACAACATCACTCTTAGCGTCCCGGATGACGCTTCCGGCTGCATCGACTTGGATGCCGAGAAGGCAAGGTTGTCCACCATCTGGGATTTAGCTCATCTTCCAATGCGTGAGCTGGTAGCCCGCACCAGTCTGTCTCAGACCACTTTTGCAAAGCGGGCAGGCATTCCGCTGCGAACCGTGCAGGACTGGTGCTGTGAAAAGCGTGCGTGCCCGGCGTATGTCCGCTTTTTGCTGGCAGAGCACTATAAACTTCTGTAAAGCAAGAAAAACGCCCACACGGAAAAATCCGCATGAGCGCTTAACTGTTAAGGGCTTCACATTGGAAGCAAAAATAAAATATCACGTTTTGACTTGCAAGGCAAGAGCTTCGACAAAACTAGTGTAAATAAAACAAAAAAAGCCCCGCCATGATACGCATCGTTGAGAGGCTTAGCGGGTTCAAATATCCGCCCTCTTGTGCTTCTTCGAGAGGCCGGGTGGATTTGTTGAAATAATTATACCATAATTCGTGCAAAAAGAAAAGTGGCAGACCCGAAAGCCTGCCACTTCAACGCGCTTCACAAGAAAACGCGCCCAATTAAAAGTATAATATCACACATTCAGCATTTTATCAATAATTTTCAGCCTATTGCCGATTGATGTCCGACAATACGGCACACGCGCTGCAATGTCAACTTGGCATAGCTGGTCAACGTACCGCAACCGGGCGATTTTCCGGTCATACCTCCCAAGCGGCGCACGTTTTATCACAGCTTTTATCTGTTCTGCATTAAGCCCTTGCAACGCTGGCGGAAAGACTACACGAGCCGCCGCCACGGGCAGCACCGAGCCAGAAGGGCTGCGGCAACTGTCCGGAGTTGCGCACCATACTGCCAAGCACAGCGAAACGGTGACAAAACGTCACCAGTTTGTTGACATTGCTAAGATGGTATGTTTTCGTGAGGCCGCGAAGACGTGCGCAGACCATTTTCGTGATGTCACGAAATTGCTCTTGTGCGGCGAACATCTCGGTGACGTCACCGAGATGGCGGTATGTAGTGCTTGCCATGGTGTTACTCCTTGCTATCCAAAACGGTTACTGCGTACACACGGAGGCTTTCCAGCTTTTCGATAACGGCATTATAAGCTGCTTCCGTTGCGATGTGTGCGATGCGCTCCAGCTCGTTGTTCTCCTTTGATGCAGCGATAATTTCATCCGCAGATATGCGTTTCATGGATTCAATCAGATCGAGCAAATCTTCGATATTTACTGCGTTCATGCGTTATGTCTCCTTACTGCGTGATTTCCTCAACGTTCGCCTTGTCTTTAGCATCCAGTGCGTCGTAGTACGCCTGCGCCAGAGCTTCCACCTCTGCGATGTCGTCCTCCGTCAGCAGGCCGCTGTCCAGATGGGTGTACGCTTTGTCCAGCCAGTATGCCACGTCACGCCCTGCGGCGATTTCCCGCTTGATGGAGCGCAGGGTCAGGTCATGCCGGGCTTTACTTTTGAGTGCCATAGTCAGTCCTCCTTTAGGTCGTTGTCATGGACGCTACTGCGTCCTCAAGATTTTTAATTGCGATGTTCACGTCCCGCTGGTAGTCCAGCTTGACCCCCGCACCGTCACCAGCCTGCACCACAGTGTCAGGGCCGTAAGCTGCAAGGGCTTTGTAGGCGGCAATCTCGGCAGGGGTGAGCGGGGTTTCGATGGGAGTGGCGAGTATTGCGTTCTGCTCAGCCAACGTTTTTGTGCTGTCGAAAGCCGTTTTATCAATCCTCTGCACCCTCACACCCCTTTCCAAGTCCACCTCGTCGCAAATCCATTGCTGCCCATTTTGGTCAGTGTAGTTGCCGCCAGAGGTGACAGGAATGCCGGGCAAGCCGTTGGGAGTGGGAAGCGTAAGGAGCTGTTCACGATAGGGTTCATAATCGGGAGATGATGCGTTCCATGTCAGGCACACATTTTCACTGATAGTATCTTTTAACAAATACTTAAACTTTGTTGCGTTTATTCTAAGCGTTATATGTTGTTCAGCATTACCAATATTAATACCAAACCACTGCTGTTCATTGTTTTCGCTAAAGAATAAGATGTTTCCGCCTTTCGAAACTAAATCGCCTTTGAATACTAAAGTTATCAGCGTGTTTTTCTTGATAAAGCACTCGATAACGTCATTCGTTTTCAGGTTGGGCGGAATCCGATTTTTCCCAGTCACCTTCACCGCAATCGTCCCGCCGTCACCTGCACTCACAATAGGCACAGGTGCATCCGGCGTGGGTGTGCCGTCCTGCGTGCTCTTACCGTACACGGTCAGGCCGCACAGGGGCGCAGAAAAAGCGTCGTCAACGCTGAGCGGGTTGCCTATCTCAGTGCCTACAAGGATGTTCTGCCGGGCCTTGACTGCGCTGATAGCGTCACCTGTGGCTTTTGCGTCAGCGGCTTCGCCCTCGTGGGTGAGGGTGGTGTCCAGTGCTACGGCAGGGCCGGTATCACCCTTCTCGCCTTTGAAATCACCGTTTGCAATGCCATCCTTCAGCTCCTGCAGGCTGTCAGCGGCTTCCTGAGCACTCTGGTCTGCATTGCCTGCACTGGTGGCTGCTTCACTGGCGGCGGTCTGTGCGGCTTTGGTGGAGGCTTCCACCTGCTTGAGGGCCTTGTCCCGGGCTGTGTCCACAGCCTGCGTGGCGGCGGTCTGCTTGTCACCGATGGCTTTCAGTGCGTCCTCTTTGGCGGTGATGGTGTCAGAGAGGGCCTGTCCGGCCTTTTCGGCAGATGCCCCGGCCTGCTGTGATGCCGTTTGCGCATCGGTCTTGGCCTACTCTGCTGCGGTGGCATCGGTGTGCACGGCATCCACCAGCTGCTGCCATGCAGGGGTACCCGGTTCCGGCGTGGTGCCATCCTCTGTGCCGCTGTTGGCGCTGACACGATACCGCAGGTCTGCGCTGGTGACGGTCTTGGTGCCGTCGCTGCCCTCAAAGGTGATGCAGCCGCTTCCGGGCTGTGCGGTCACGCTGGCGGGCACGTCCACATAGCCATCCACCACCAGCGAGGATGCCGGGTCTTTGCCGTCCGGGACGTGCCAGAAGCAGCGGATAGCCAGCCCTGCCCACTCACCGGTTGCATCGACGTGCAGGCGGTACACACCCCGGTTCTTGGTGTAGCCAAAGCGCACCAGCTGCTCATAGCCCGGCACTTTGACGACGCCATTGGATGCGAGAGATACGCTTAGCTCAATCATGCTTTACTCCTTATCCGCCTGCTTTTCGATGCACTCACCAGCTTTGCCGCGAAGACAGTATTTGCAATACTCCTTGTTGTCGTCTTTTAGGTTGCACACCTTTTTACGCTTGCGGGCTTGATTCATAGCGTTTGCAGAAGCGGCGATAATGCCGCACATAGGTACAGGCATATAGTACTCCTTTACTGGTTGATGGTGGGTTTCTTTTCTGCCAGTGCCTTTTTCATAATGCTGACGGCCTTTTCGATCACGCTGTCCAGCACTTCATCCGTGATGAAAGGCTTCAGCCAGTCCGGCAGTGCGCCGCGCAGCGCGGCAAAGACCTGTGCCTTTTTCTTTGCACCCTGACCGCTGCCCATGATGCTGTCCTCGGCGATGGTCACAAGCTCCAGCGCCCAGTCCTTGACATACTGCTTGTAGCCCAGCCGGATGGCGCCCACTGCCAGCGCGGCAAAGCCAATGAGCATCAGTACCAGTGCGATGGGTGCGGGGATAAAGTTAAACATTGCTTCCATGATTTGTTACTCCTTTCAGCAGGTAGTTGTTAATATCGGATTTGCTTTTTTGCATACCTTCGCGGTTGTTGCCGGACAGCTGCGAATCCAAAAGATTTTGTACGCCAACGAGTACGAGACGCATCTCTTCATCGAGGCCGTCAAAGCGGCGCAGGTCTCTTGCAAGGGCCTGTGCGTGCTGAAGCTGTCCCTGTTCCAGCACGCCAAGTCTTTTTTCGAGCGTATCCATTCGCTTGTTCTGCGCATCGTCGGGGGCCTGCGCCTTTTTGATGTATTTGTGGATGATGTCCAGCACCTTGTCGATGGTGATGGCCGCAGCGCACAGGCTGCCAAGGATGCCAAGCACCCACAGGAGAGCTTCTTTTTCGGTCATTTACCCTCCCGGAGACGGGTCAGACCATTCTTGCTAATGATACCCGCATAGTCCTTGTATGCGTGACTCATGTCCACGTTGGTGGTCACACCGGGTACACGGGCCTTGCTGGTATACTGCCACATGCCAAAGGGCCAGCTGGGCGCGGGCTTCTTTGTGCGGTAGGCAGCCAGCCACACGTCGTAGGGCTTCAGCGCCGCGCCGCCCATGTACAGGAAGGTACTGCCAAACCACAAACCGGTGTAGAGCAGAGCGTACACGCCCCAGCTTTCCACCGTGCTCAGCATGTAGGCCGTCAGGTCGGTCAGCGCGGCCTTGCCAAGCGGCTTCTGCACCTCGTCCTCGATGTCCACGGCCACCGGCAGCTCAAAGCTCCGGCCGGTGAGCAGCTTCTTGAAGTACGCCAGCTCCCTGTCGGCCTGCTCCCGGTTGACCGCCTTGAAGTAGCCATACACGCCGCAGGGGATGCCCAGCCGCTTGCACTCGCTGTAATTGCGGGAAAACTGCGGGTCAGTGTAGGGCGCACTGGGTCTGCCCGTTGCGCTGTTGCCCATGGCGCGAATTATTACACCGTCCACCTTCCCGCTTGCCTTGACCTTCTCCCAGTCGATCGTGCCCTGATACCGGGACACGTCCATGATTTCAGCCATAGCGTCCTCCTTACTGCGTAATTTCCTCAAAGCCGCTCTTGATGAGAATCGCCTTGACCTTCTCCTTCAGCAGGCGGGGGCAACGCTCATACAGAGCCTTTGCATCCTCCATAGTCTCAGCAGACATGATTTCCTGTGCCCACAACATTGCCATCATAAATACCATCCTTTCGATTTTTTGTGTGATTTTATGCATAAACAATCTCGCTCATTTCAAGCAAGCACTGTTTCAACATCTCGTTTTCTTTTTGCAGTGCCGCCACCGTCTCTGGTAGCTTCTCCCGGGCTTCCTGCTTCTTGCGGGCTTCTTCCTGCGCAGCCAGCTCTTCGGCGGTGTAACGGATGTATTTCTGGATGGGCACCTGTTCCACCCATTCCTCCTGCGCCTGAACGCCGGGGCGGTCAACGATCTTCTGCACGTCCTTGCCACCGTTCGGATACTCGGTCACGGTCTCCCAGTGCCACTGCTCCTCCACGCCCTCTACGGCAGGGTGGGTGACTTCTTCGGTGCTGCCGGTCAAGTAGCCCAGTGTCAGGTCAGGGTTTTCAATGGCTGCACCGTTCTCGTCAATGATCTTCATGGTTCAAAACCTTCTTTCTCAGGCCACGCGCCGCCAGATGTGCACATAGTATGCGGCGGGCTGCACTGTGGTGCTGCGGCCGTAGATAGGATTCGAGCGAGAAGCATCAAACTGAATATCATATTGGCTTCCAGAATGTCCAGTGTAACCGCTATAAATAGCGCTCTTTTCACTAAAAGCCAGAGAACCCTTAGCGGAAAGTACGTTAGCATCACCACTAAAGGGAGACCCGCCTACGTCTGTTGATTTTGTTGTAAAGCTGCCTGTGATGTTCGGCAGTCCGGCCTCCACGGTAGTGCCCGCTGTGTAGCCTGTGCCAGCACCCATCAGCACGCGGTTAAATGCAATCTCCTGCCATGCGCCGCCAAACAGGGCGGCAGGGCTGGTAGTGCTGACTGTTTGAAAAATACTGCCAACGGGGTAGGCCGCCAAAGCACTGTCCGCAGAAAGTGTTCCGTCCGCATCGACCGTCAGACCGCTGCCCACCTTCACGCCGCCCAGCGTGGTGGCGGTGGCAACGGGAAGCTTTATGTTTTTCAGCGCATCGCCAACAGCCTTTGCGTCGGCTGGAGCGCCCTCGACGCTTAGCGTCTTGTCGGTGCTCACGATGACCGCAGCTCTGTCCGCTTCAGCTTTAGCAGAAGCGGCAGAGCTTCCCGCGCTCTTTGCGTCTGCGGACGCTGACCGTTCGCTTTGGGCTGCTTCGGCGGCGGAGGTCCGGGCGGCGCTTTCGCTCTCTGCAGCTGCTGCGGCCTTTTTCGTCGCGGTGCTGGCTGCTCCGGTGGCGGTCTGAGCGGCCTGCAGGGCGGCCTGCTTCTGGTCTGTCACTTCCTCGGCGTACTGCTTGACGTACTCCATGCCCTGTGCAATGTCCTCGCGGACTTCCACGCCGCGCTCAGCCTTACGGATTCCCGCAATGGCTTCATCAAAAGTTTTATCCATAAAACACCTCCTGTCTCATTAGCCTGACATGTACCCTTTGAGCGATCGACTCAAATCGTAAGCATCTGACGCTTTGCGTGCACTCAAAGCCTGCAGATCGCTGATGCTGGAAAACTCAGTGCCAAATGTAAACTCCTTTTTATCCGGCGAATCCAACGGCTCAACAAGCTTGGAGCACAGCAACCAGGTATCTACACCATGCGGTGCAGAGAAAATGTGCGTTTGCTTTCCAAGCGCAATACGGCTGACATCAATATCAGCGTCTTTCAAATCGACCGCTTTGACTGTCATGCCTTTCAGATAGCGCAGATTTTTGGCAAGTTCTTCCTCTGCCGCATCCAGCAAAGACTGCGGCGTGCTTTCGATGCCTTCAATAAAGATCACTTTTGTGATGATGCCAAAAAGCTTTTGCGCAGCCAGATCGTTTGCGGTTTCTGTAATGGTTTCTCCCCATGGAAAAACAAGCCATGTTATCTTTTTGGCACCTACCGCGATCACCCGCGTGTAGATATCCTCTGCTTTGACGTTGTTGGTCAAATCCAGCAGGTTTGTTCCAAAAGCCACCGTCTGGCTGTTTTTATCGGTGATCGCCTGAAGATAGTCCAGATACCGGCGCGGTTTTCCGTTAGGATCCTCTGCATGGCGCAGCACCAGATATCCGCCGTACTTTTCAACCAGCTCACTCTGCAAGATATCCCATGTAACGCCATAGTTTTTTCCATCGCCAAAGCTGTATGTAGGTTCCTTCACATCAAACAAAAAGCGGGGATCCGTCTTGCCGTTGATAGCAAGGATGTATTTCCCGTTTTGCTCGGTGATCTTAAAGGTCTTGGATTCAGATGCCTGCTCAACGTTATAAATGGAGTACGTGCCAAAATTCTTGTTGCAAGTACCGCAGACGATTTCGGCTTTTTTCACTTCGACCTTTGCAGCGTACGTTTTGCCCTTTACATAGGCTGCAAACAGACGCACGCGGAAATTGTTGCTTCCAATCCGTGAAATAATGCGGCCTTCCGCAATGTGCTCTTCATCGATTTCCCAGCTCAGGCAGGAAGCTTTGTTGATCTCTGTTTCCTCATAGAAAATATTCGTCTTTCCATCCACGGGATCTACAATTCCCCAGTGGTAAATGTAATCTCCATCATTAGAATCGTAACTGTAACCCACCTGCACGACTTTGATGCCGTCGATATAGGGCACGATCATGGGAATGTCCATTTGCACATTGCCGGGAGTAAAAGCTTTGTATGCATCTACCATTCCGTTGTGGTTATCGCAGATCCATTCCAGAAACTGCGAAAAGCTCACATTTTTTGCAGCGTACGGCGCAATTCCGCTGTCATTCAGATACGCAAGCTCCCCTTCGCAGTAGATTTTCTGACGCATCAAAAAATCCTGCTCATGGCTCATAGGACGGCCCTGCCAGATGGAAACGCCGTCCTGTTCCACCTCTACCGTAGTGCGCAGCTTTTGCAGCGCAGAGTGTGCCACATTGCCCAGCGGCATGGTAAACTCAAAAGAGCCAGCTTTACCCACTTCGCGGGTCAGCGTGGGGCTGATGAGCTTTTTCGTGTCGGTAATGTCGCTGATATCGTGGATACAGACCTTAGTTTTCCATGTGTCTACATCCGTCTGCACGCCAGCATAAACTTTATAGCTCATAGGCTTGCCCCCAAATACTTGATGCTGATGCTGCAGTCTGCCGATGCAGCAAAAACGAGGGTGCCCACTACACCATCCGGCATAGTAAGCCCCTCGATATACTGCCAGTCGGTGGACTTGGCCAGAATGCCCACCTCAAAGCCATTGAGAGACACCGCGATGTTTGCGGCGGTCTCGCTGCGCTTGAAGTAGATACCGGCCGCACGCGGTGCACCGGTGATGGACACCTCTTTGTCCTCGCCCGCCTTGAGCGGGATATTCGTGTAGTTGCGCACGATGTCCGTTTCAAAGTTGAAGTCATCCCACAGCCAGTCGTTGGTGCCGTCGTAGACGCTGCGCTTGAAGGGGTTGCAGGTGCCGGTGATGGTAAAGGCGCTGGAAAGCCGGTCGCGGGATGGTGTGACTTTCCAAAGCCCTTCCCAGTACCACGCCGGGTCTTCATCAAAGCGGCACTGCAGCCACTTGCCATGAATGGCGTTGGCGATGGTGCTTTCGATGCTGGGCCACTTGCTTTTTGGCGCGTTGCACAGCAGTTCCATGGTGATGGTGCGCTTTTTATAGTGCACCTTGCCATCGTCCCATGTGGTCAGGTTCAGCAGTGAATCGGATCCGGTGACCTGCACAAGGTATTCTTCCGGTTCTGCCGCGCCGATTTTAGGGCTGCCTACCTTGAGGTACAGCCCCCAATCTTTCAGGGTGTGAAAATTGCCGATTTTTGCCCCCAGAAGCTTTGCCATTACACACCCCTCGCTTTCCGTTCCACTGTCACGCCGATGCGTGCATCTACGTTGGTCGCCATGCGGGTCGACAGCACGCCCACCAGTTCACCGGAGTCCATGACTACCTGACCCTTTCCGATGTCAGGCAGATGCTCGTCCAGCATCCCCTCGATGCGTTCCAGAATGCTGGTTTGCCGGTCAACAATGGACTGCTGGCCGGTGACGCGGTACTGCAGGGCCGCACGGGTGGAGAAGGTGCCCAGACTGTCATACATACCGGTTTTGTCAAAGGGGCTCTGGTAGTGGCTGACAGGCTTCTGATTATTCTTCTTGTCCATCCACATGGCAAGGCCAATGCCGCCGGCGACTGCGCCCACGCCCAGGATCAGGGCAAGGACGGGGTTTGCTGCCACAAAGGACACGATGTTGCCCAGTGCAGAGGTGATGCCGCCAGCCATGCCGGAAAAGCTCTGGACGATGCTGCCTAGAGCGCCGCCCACGCCGCCGGAGCCTGCAAGACCGTTGACGATCTCACCAAAAGCCTTGACCGAATTGGTCACACCGTCGATATCGGATTTTATCCCGCCGTCAGAAAAAAGCTTCTGGAAGATATCAAATGCCTTACCGATGCCGCCGCTGAAGTAGCCCTCATTGACTGCGGTCAATGCCTTATTGAGCCAATCAGAGATCACGTCACGCTGCTTCTGCGATACTTCGCCCCAGATCAGATTGACAAAATCCAGCCCAAGACTTGCCCAGTCACCGTTTTTGGCATCACTAAAGGCGCTTTTTACCAGCCCGAAAATGCCCTTATCCAGCTGGCCGGAAGCCTCGCTCAGCTGCTGGTCAATGCGGTTCTGGGTGCCCTTCACGCTCTTGTCGATAAGAGTAGAGGTCTCCGTCACCTTGTCTTGAACGCCGTCGATGTAGGTGATGATCTTCTCGTAGGTCTCCGCGCCGTTCTCGCCGATGCGCTGGCCGGTCTCTGTGACGTTCTTCTTGATATGCTCGCTGCCGTCCGCGTACTTTTCCACCGCCTGTTGCACCTTTGTGGTGATGCCGTCAACGGTGGTTTCAGAAATGTTGGTAAAGGTGCCCAGCAGCGTTTTTGACATGTCATCATAGGTCTTTGTGACCTTTGTGACCGTGCCGTTGACTTTGGTCTCGACCTGCTTAAAGGTCGTGGCAACACCGTTCACCATCTCCTTGCCGGTCGTGGTGGTGGTCTCGGTGATGCGGTCTTTGATCTTGCCCGCGCTGTCCTTGACCTTCTCGGTAAGAGTCTGGATGCTGGTGGTCACAGTGCCCAGCGCATTCTGTGCGGTGGTGGTAGCCGTGCTGGAGATGGACGAAATGACCGTTTCGGTAGTGGACTTGGAGCTGGAGGATCTGGATTTTTTGCCTGTGGAAGAACCAGTCGGGCTGGTTGTAATGGAGCTGCCGCCGTTGCCGCTGGCTGCCGCCAGCTCCGCCTGGCGCTCCGACCAGCTCTTGTTGCTGATGCCAATGCCATTCAGAGCATTTTGCCGTAAACGGTTTTTGTTGCTCTTCCGGTTATTTGCATCCGCGTACTCTTCGTAGGTATCGAAGTCTGCTGTGGCGGCTTTTCCGAGAAAACGGTTGAGCTTGTAGCTCAGCTGATCCAGCCATGTGGTGGCTTTGCTCGCGAAGTCCTTGAGAGCGTTTTTTGCCGTGTTGATAGGCTCCGTCAGGCCGGTGATCGCGCCTGCGAGACCAATCCAGCCGTCCGTTTTGTAAGCTTCCTGTGCTGCGACGAGCATGTCGTTCAGATTGCCGATTACAACGCCGACGCCGCTGGATAAATCGCCCGTCAGCAATCCGGCCAGCTGCTTCACATTGTCCTGCAGGGTAGACACGCGGCCATTCATGGTCTGGCTCTGGGTGTCCATGCTGTTGTAGTAACGCCCGCCCTCTTCGGATGCGGCCTGCAGGGCCTGCGTCAGCAGATCATAACTGATGGTCATGTTCTGCACTTCGGCGGTGGACTTGCCTGTGTAGTCGGCCAGAATGCCGTATACGTCGATGCCGGCATAAGCAAACTGCTTGATATCGGCCGTTGTAGCCTTGCCGGTGTTGGCGATCTGCTGCAGGTTCTGGGACATGCGGTTCAACTCGTCGTTGCCGCCGCCGGTCGCAGAGACCGCGTCGCCCAGCGCCATGATGGTATTGCGGGCATAGGAAGCGTTCTCGCCTGCAGAGATCAGGTACTGGTTGGCCTGTGTCAGGCTCGCCACGTCAAAGGGGGTTTTTGCCGCGTCTTCCTGGATCTGGCTCATGACCTGCTGGGCGGCTTCCGCGCTGCCCAACATATTGGTAAAGCCGGTTGTGTATTTCTCGATCTGGGCGTTGTACTCGATGCCGGAAGAGATGAATCCCTCTGCGGCACTGAGCGCAGCGGATCCGAGCTTTGAGAAAACGCTCGCCATGACCGTGCCTTGTGCAATAGCACCGGCCAGAGACTTCCCGGATGCCTTATCCGTGGAGTTGGCAAAGCCCTCCATGCCGTTGTTTGCAGCTTTCAGCGCGGTCGTGGTTGCTCTGAGCTGCGCTTCTGCCTGTGCCAACATGGTCTTGAGATTTTTGGTCTCAGAGGACGCTTTGCCGGTCCTGCCCACCGATTCGTTGTAACGTCTGGTCAGCTCTACTACGGCCTTTGCGGCCTTGCTGTACTCTCCTGACAGTGAAGAAACGGTCTTTTTTGTCTCGGATTGCACATTTTGGATGCCCTGCCGGTAGGCGCTGTCGTCCAGCCCGAGGGTGGCGCTCAATTCAAAAAGTTTCAGGCTCCATCACCCCCGTTCAAGCCATTTTTAATGCGTGCTATCACTTCATCAGCGGACGGCTGCGGCGGCTGCGGGCGGTTTTCTACAAGCCCGGCCACCATGTCGTACCACCGCTCTTCCGCGCCTATAAGGTGCGCCAGAGCGTCCGTCATGTACGCCTGATAGCTGAGCGTGATGCGCTCTTGCCGCAAAGTGTTCAGGCAGTGCTGCAAAATGTACGGCCTGCCAAACAGCCGCAGCGCGTCCGGGCTGATGGAAGAAATCAGGCGTCTGTACCCGCCAGCACCAACGGCAGACACCAGAGCAAAAAATCCAGCACATCATCGTTGTTCAGCAGTTCTTTCACCGCGCGCATCTTCTTGAACGGGCCGATATTTTCAACCACTCCGTTTTCATCTACATCCGGCTCATAGAGCAGCGGAAGCAGCTTTGCGGTGGCAGCAGCATTGTCGAACAGCAAGCTTTTTGCCATAGCCTGAATATTCTTTTTTGCCTGCTCCTTCTTCTTCTGCTCCAGCTCCTCCGGCGTTTCATCGCCGGTCAGAACCGGCAGAACCTTGCGCAGCTCCATGATCTTGGATTTTTCCAAGACCTCCTCTGCCACATCGGCGATCTGCCAGCAGTGGCGCAGAAACTCTTCATCGGGCAGCTCTGTCAAAAATTTCATGCGGTATCCTCCTTATGCTGCGGCCTTGGGGCTGTAATACCACTCCATAGGCACGGTATCACTGCCCAGACGGGGGCAGCCGGTCAGGGTGACTGCAATGTTGCCCTTGCCCTTGTCGGTCGTCTTCAGGGTCAAACCGCCGGTGGAGAGTGCGTTCATCAGACGGACAGCCACAAAGCCGTCGTCGATGGTGTCGCCCACCAGCCAGATGTCCTTGAAGTCGCCGGTGCTGGCAGTGGGATTCAGCGTCATACGGGGCGTGACTTTCTTGTCACTCACATCCGCAGCGCCCAGCGCCAGCTTGATAACGTCCGTTGTGACGTTCAGGGCCGTAAAGGCCAGCGTGCAGTCGTAGTCCTCGATCTGCATCAGCTCTGCGGTGTTCTTCTGGGCGTTGTCCACGTCCGCGCCCAGATCGGTGAAGTTTGGCTTGCAGGTCGCGGTGATGCCGCCGGAGGTGGCGCAAATGATGTCTGCGTCCTGGATCTCGGTCGTGCCGGACGGGTCAAATTTGTTCAGCACGACACCGGCATTGATCTGCATGGACTCGAATGCTTTTGCGCTGATCTTGGTAAACTTTCTTGCCATATTGCTCCTTACTCGCAAAATTGCGTGATTTCAAAATTGAGGTATTCGCACAGATACCCTTCAGGCGGGTTGTCGAGGGGCTGTGCCCATGGGGTGCCTTTTTGCAAAAGAATAGCGCCGCCCTCACAGGAAAGCGTTGTGCTGTCCTCGAGGGCCGCGCTGATCGTATCTTCGGTTTGCAGGATGGGGGCTCTGCCGCCCTTACTGGGGTACCACAGCCGGGCGTGGAAGGATGTCGTTTCGTTCCACCCGCCGGGGATGGTGGGCTTGTAGGTCAGATAGGGCAGGGAAGCGGCAGGAGGGATGTTATCTTCCAGATAACCCGGGATGCCAAAGCCGTTGAAAAACGTGTTCAGCGACCGGTTGATGCTCTCAGACGGCCCCATTACGGCAGCACCGCCTTTTTGCACTTGACGGCCCGCAGTCCCATGCCGGATTCTGGCGGGGCTTTGCCCTCATCTGCCGCGCTGGTGATCTGGAAAGTCTGCCCGTCGCTTACCCGCTTGATGTAGTCCGGGAAAGCCAGAGGCACACCGGTGTTGACCAGCAGCGTGTAGGTAGATGCCGTGTCGGCCTGCTCTGCTACCTGAGCTTCCACGGTGGTGTCGTGGCGCTCCACGGCCTCAAACTCGGGGCCGTCCTTCCAGCCGGAAACAAAGCCGCCCACGCCGTCCGGCTCATAGCTGCGGGTCTGAAAACGGTATTTTTGGGTAAAGCTCTGCATCACGGTGGATGCAGTGAACGCGTTGACCATGTCACATCTTCCTCCACTGATTGATCTCGGATTTATAGCGGGTCTTGCCGTCTGCAGGCAGACCGTCCGTGCCTGTAGCCATCGTGCCGGACCACCCGACAAAAGACTGGGACACATACACGCCGCCGGACGGGAGCGCCTTGTCGTATGCGTCAATCTTTTCAGCCAGCGCCACGAAGTCAGGCGGCACGCGCATGGGCTGTACCGTCCCGGTGAAGGTCTCGGCGGTCAAATCGCCGTCCCCGGCCTTGTGCACGCCGTCGTTGAAGATGGATCCGCACACAAGGAAATACTGCCCCGGCACTACCCCGGCGGGCACGGTATCCGGCTCAAAAGCAAACTCCCCGGCAACGGGGTCGTCCGCCCGGTCAAAAAAATTGTGCGTGTAAACGCACAGCTCTGGGACGGTCATGGGGCGTCCTCCTTACAAAGGGGCGATCACTCGCCCGGGGTAATGGTCTCGACAGCGATACCGTCCAGATACTCAGCAAACAGGGTCACGCCCATAATGGCGTAGCTCTCGGAGGTTGCGGTGCTGTAGTTTGCCTGAGTGTGGAAGCCGATGAGGTTGCTTGCCTCGCCTGCGGTCCGGTAGACCAGACCTGCGCGGGCAAACTCGCTATCCGCAGGATCCACATAGTACATGACGATGTTGTCTACCGGGGTGGCAATAACCTTTCCCTTCGCGATCTCACTGTCGGACAGCAGGAAGATGGTGTTGTAGCCCATGAAGTCCTTGATGTACTGGAAGCCAAACTGGTTCTGCACGGTGATATTGGCATTGCCCAGATAGTCGTACACGTCCATCACGTTGACAAAGCCAACAACGCCGGTCACGGTGCGATGCATGGTCTTGAACTTGTTCTCGACCGCGCCCTTGGCATGTGCCAGCGCCATCTGGAAGGTCTTGGGAGTGCCCTTCAGGGTGCCGGTGTTCAGGAACTTGTAGAACTTATCCGTTACCAGAGCGGTCAGGTCGTACAGGAACTCATCATCGGTCTTCTGCACGGCGACATCGTAGCCGTAATTCTGGATCGCCTCAAGGGTGACAGACTTGCCGTACTTGTCGATGGTGATCTTGCCGTACTCCTTCTCCTTGACGGTGTACTTGCTGAACGGGATCTCTTCGCCCTCGCCCACGGTGCCGCTCTGCAGGGTGCCCTGTGCATACTTGCTTTTGAGCACGGTGCCAGGCTGCATCCGGATAGGGCGCATGATGCCCAGAATGGTGCGCAGATGGTCCCAGTTGCGCTGGAAACGGGCCACAAAGTCGATTTCACGCGCGGCTACGGTGATATCGGTGGTCATGGTGATATTTTCTTTTGCTGCCATGTATTAGTCCTTTCCGCCGCCTGTAAACAGGTCGGCATTTGCTGCAATGGCCGCCTGGCGCTCGCCGGCGTCCTTGATTGCAAAAATTTGGTCTTTGGTCATTTTGGAACCGGCGTTTGTGGGCGGGTTGTCCACCTTTGCGCCGGTGGTGGTCGTAGTGCCTACGAAGTCGCTCCAATCGGCTTTCAGGCTGTCGGTGTGCTTCTTGGCGTCCTTGACCTCGCCCTTATCGTCCAGCTCCAGCTTGTCGATATCCTCGCCAGACAGCCGCACGACCCGATCAGCATACTTGTCCAGCACCCCGGCGGACTTCAGCAGCTCCCGGAACTTTGCTTCCTTGGCTGCGTGGGTGCCCTTCTGGGTCTGCTGGGCCTTGTAGTCGTTCAGCGCCTTTTCAGCGGCTTCCTTGCCGCCGTTGGCTGCGTCCCGGTCCTTTTCGGCTTTGGCGAGGGCTGCGTTCTTCTCATCGAGCTGGTTCTGCAAGGTGTCCGTTTCCTCATGCAGCACGTCCAGAATTTTCTTGAGCTTGCCGCTGGTGTCCGTCGTTTCATCTTCCAGAATCTCCCGGAGAGTTTTGCGTTCGAGTGCCATGTGTTAGTCCTTTCTGCCCTTGCTCGGGCTGCCATGCTTGGCAATAAGGTTTATTTGCCGGACGTGCTGCCGGCGTGGTGCCGCTTGTGGGGCTTGAACCCACGGCCCCCGGATTAAAAGTCCGGTGCTCTGCCAGACTGAGCTAAAACGGCATAAAAAAGCGGCTGACGCTGTGCGCCAACCGCTGAGTATTTAGTTTTTAGTCGAAGTCGTATCTCTGAAATCCAACATTGCTCGTTTTCATAGTAAGGGACACGCCAACCAGTGCGCTGCCCTCTCCAAGAACTTTATCGCAAATTTTTTGGAGTCTGGCTCTTGCTTCGTCGATTTCAAAGCAAAGCCGTTTGTTTGCGTCCCGGTCGTTTTCGACCTTCAGCTCTCGAATTTGATTAGAAATCTCAAGCTGCCGCCGCTCGCATTCCTCGATGCCTTTTTGATGCTTGAGCTGTTCAATACGCAGCTTTTCTCGCTCTTCTGCCAGTTCTTCAATTCTGCTCATGCTTATACCTCCTTGTTTCCTTCTTCCACCGCGATCTGCCGCAGTTCATCAATGTGATCTTCCACCGCCGGGCGGAGGAATCCTTTACCCTCGTTGGCTGCTCTCATACCCCGGGTAAAGTGCCACTTGCCGTTGAAGTCCTTCCAGACCCACGGCGTTTTGCGCCCGTTGCCGTTTGTGGCGTGAACGCCCGTGCCCAGCTCCACATACACGCTGTAAAACAGGTTGCTGCCGATGGTCACGGTCTTTTTTGCGAGGTCGATGGCAAAGGTCAGGCTCTGCTTGAGCGCACCGCCCACGTAACCCTCAATATGGGTGCTGTTCTCTGCGCCGGTAGGCACAAGCAGTTGGGCGTAGTCCTGCACCTTCATGCCCCAGAGGGTCAGCACCCGCTTCGCCCACGAGTCCAGCGCCTCATGCAGCCGTGGGGTGTTGTCAGTAAATTTGATGTCGTAGTTAAAGTTCACGGCTTATCCCTCGGTTCTCGCTTTTTCTTTAAGATGCGACCGCACTCAGGGCAGAAATTCAGCGGCCCGGCCCGGTGAGTAATAACGCCGCGCACGCCCATGTGTTTCCGGTGATTTTTGGTGATGAGGCTTACTTGGTAGGTGGTATATAAATCAGGATCATCTTTTGGCTCGTGTTCTTTCCACCACTTGAGCCGCTCGCAAAATTTGCAAGGCTTCTTCTCATCCATGCTTTGCAGCCTCCTTTCTGCGTTTTCTCTCTTCCGCCCACCACATTTGCTCTTTCTCTTTGCCGCCCTTGGATTTATACCACTCGGTGTAATCCATGACGGGGGCGGTCTCTTTGGTCACATTGTCCCTCTGCATGGCGTTCTGCCGGGGATACTTGCCCAAGGCAGAGGACAATACACAGCGGCAGTGGTAGACCATCTCCGGCGCTGCGTTGGGGTCGCCGGGGCGCTGAATTTCGTAACCCATGACCTTGAACGGCTCGTCAAGCTCTGCCGTCTGCTGATCAAGCAGGCGGTGCATTTCACGGGTACGGTAGTCGTGGGTAGAGTTCCAGCGCTTTTTGACCTCGATGCCCAAAGACTGGGCGTTTCGCATCTGCTGCAATGCCCCGGCGTTCTGGGCACTGGTAAGGGCTGTGATGGCGTTGTTCATGGCCCAGTGGATCTCCGTGTCGGCCATACCGTTGACGGCCTGCACGGCGATGTCGTGGACGCTCTTGCCCTGCACGATGCCCTGCATGACGTAGCGGTTGAACACCCTTGCATCATAGGTGCGGTTGCTTTCGCTCTTGATGCGTTTGTTGGGCACCATGCGGGGGTTCTCCTTCAGCAGGAGTTTGACCGCTTCGGTGTTGTACAGGGTCAGCCCGAACGTCACGCCTGCGGCCTGTTCCAGCTCGTAGAAAGCCCAGTTTGCGCCAAAGGAAAAGATGTTGTATTGCTCGTCCCGGGCCAGCTTGTAGGCCGTCTGTTGGGCTGTGGTGCATGTCTGCGTTATGCCGTCCAGCTTGGCGCGCATCAAATCGGATTGAAACACCTGATTTTGCAGCCAGATGCGATAGTCTTCCTCGGTGATCTCGCCTGCATCCAGCTGCGCCTGCTTGCGCTCGTCCAGCGCTTTGTACTTGGCCAGAAACTCGGTAAGCTGCTCCTGCATCTCCCGGCGGGCAGTGCCGTACACCCGCAGGATACGGCGGCGCAGGCGGTTCAGTTGACGGGTAGAGATGCGGTCACGGTCAGTCATAAGCCAATCGCCTGCGCAACGGCCAGAAAGCACCCAGCCACAATGGCAAAATCAGCGACAAAAAGCATCACATCGATCAATCTTCCCAGAGGATCATAAATTTTGCTGTTTTTTTTCATCGGTGTCTTCCTCCTCGTCCACGGTCTCCCGTGTTGCGCTCTCAGCCATCAGCGCCGCCTTAGCCTGCTCCTTTTGTTCCGGGGTCAGGTTGGGCAGCAGGTCAATTGCCACATCCTGCCCGATAATCGGCGCTTCAGAAATCACCGTTGCGACCTGTTCAGCCGTGTTGGTGATCTTGCTGCGGTTGAATGTCGGCATGGCGTTGTCAAATCCAGCCAGTGCGCAGATCTGCCGGATGAACGGCTTGACCTGCGCCTCGAAGTCGTCCGCATTCTGGTTCAGCGGCTCATAGGCCGCATCCAGATGGTCGTTGGTGCTGTCCGCGCTCACGCAATGCACGTCCAGACCGCCGAAGTCCTCATACACCCGGGTGTGGAGCAGCTCCAACAGAGCCTGCCGGGCCGTCACAGGGATCTCGGTGGTGTAGGGGGTGATCTTGCCGCCCTCGCTGGTGTCTGCGCCCGCAATGTGGTACAGATTCAGCTTGACAAGGAACTCCTGCAGCTCGCCATCGGTCATGCCGTTGAAGTTCTCGCACAGCCAGTAGATCTGCGAAAAGTCCTGCAGGTCGTTGCAGAAGCCGGACATCACCAAATCGGTGTGGTCAATGTAGGCTTTCAGTCCCACAAGGGTACTCTGGTGCAGGTCTGAGCCCCACAGCGGCACAATGGGAAGAGCGCTGTAGTTTTCGCCCTCTATGCTTTCCAGCCCGCCGCCGGGTGTGGTGACGGTCACGCTCTTGTATGCCTGCTTCGGCACGGTCTCCTGCATCGTGCTTCCGATTTTGCTTTCCGTGTACTCAGTGAAGCCGTCCAGCTCGTACAGGATATAGTGCATATCCGTGTCCGGGTTCAGCCGCCAGAAGCGCACGCCCGCCTGCAAAAGGCCTGTCTTTTCATCGTACAGGGGCGCGAACTCGGTCAGCTTGAAAACCACCAGATGGTCGTTGTTCCAGAATCCGAAGCTCTCACCGTGGATCAGGGCGAAATATCCGGCTTTCTGGATCTGCTCGTCAAAGTTCTGACCCAACCTGTCCTTGTCCACGCCATCGTTTGCAAAGACCACGCCGTTGCCGAGGGAGTAGGTTGCCCGCTGCTTGTTGAGCCGCCGGAAAAGATTGCTCTTGACCATATCGGGGTGTGGGGTGTCCTGCTTGGTGTTTTTGGATAGGCGCTTCAGCATCAAAGCGTAAGCCTGCGCAAAGCGTTCAGCCCCCGGGTTTTTCTGTGCGTCGTACAGGTCGGCATCCAGCGCCATCTTGTAGGGGCCGGAAGTGCAGTGCTGCTGCACGAACCGCCGGATGAAATCAGGCTGTTCCCCGGCGGCTTGCGCCTGCTGAAAAGTCTGGAATGTGTATACAGTGCTCAAAATCAATTCCTCAGTTTTACAAGGCGCTTCGTGCGCACAAAATATCGAATAGCGTCCATGCAGTGGTCGTTGACCTTCAGCACGGTGTCGTCTTTGTCTGGGTCCCAAGCGTACACGCCAAACTCTTCCAGCGTGTGCTTGCAGTCCTTGTATATTTTCAGCCGCCCGGTCTGCAGCATGGTCTGTACGTCCAGAATGCCGCTCAGGACATCATTGTTTGCGGGCGTCTGGGTAAAGCCGTTCTTTCGCAACTCTGTGATCAGCGGCAGGGCCGACGGGTCCACAATGATCCTCTCCGGCTTGAGACCATTCAGCCATGCCTTGAGGTCTGCAACATACTCGCCCACGGTCTTTTGCCGCTTCTGTTCGCGGCCGCTGTAGTAGTACTCCCGGGTGACGATCCAGCAGTCTGCATCTGCCTGCTTTTGGAACAGCAAAAAGGTCGTTGCGTTCTGGGTTCCAAAGTCGCACGCCACATAGGCGCTCTTTGGCGAAAGCTCCGGCAACTCGTCAACGACGTGCTTTTTGCGGTCGAACATGTCATATACAAGGCCCTCAGCCACCGTCCACAGGCCCAGAATGTAGCGCTGATAGAAAACGCCGCTGTACTGGCTGCGGTATCTGGCCTTGATGTCCTCGGAAAGCGACAGGTTGTCGTCCATCGTGAAATGGAGATACATCATCTTGCGGGAACGGCATTTCCGCACCCACTCGAGATAAAACCAGTGCTGCGGGCTGCCCGGGTTGCAGTTGAACCAGAACTTTGACCCGGTGACAGAGCATCGGGCTGTGGCCTGATTGACGAAGCTTTGCGGCATCAGGGCCACCTCGTCGAAGAATGCCCCGGCAAGGGTGATGCCCTGGATCAGGTCTTGGCTGCTCTCATCCTTGCCGCCGAAAAAGTAAAACTCGTTAACTTTGCTGCCCTTGCTGACGGTCATGCAGTTTTCCGCCCGGTGCTCCTTGACGTTGTAACCACGGGCTGCAAGCTGCTGCTTGAGCGTCCCCAGCACGTTGCGCCGGAAGCTGGCAATGGTCTTGCCGCACATGGCAAACTGCTGGCCGCTGTAGCAGGTCATAGCCCACTGTACAAAAGAAAAGCTCATGGCAAAGGTCTTGCCCGATCGGATAGCTCCATCGGCAATGATGCCGTTGTAGCCGCTGTATGTGCTCTGCGGTGTCCACCAGCTCAAGACCTGCTTTTGCCGCTGGCTGAGGGCTTTCCAGCGAAAACCGTTACTTTTCCACATGGTCGTCTTCTTCCTCCGGCAGCATCTCCACGTCATCCGGCGGGCTGATGTCTGCGGCAGCATTCAGGGCCTCAAGCAGGCCATCGTCGTCATGCTCCTCTGCCCTCGTTTCTTCCGGCACACCTGCCCACTTTTCAGGCCGCCGGTTTTTCAACCAGAATATCTGAGCCGTCACGTTGGCTGGAACGACGACCTGTTCCTCTGCATACTCGATGCGTTCTTCTTCAAGCCGCTTTTTTCCATCCACCATGACCTTTTTCAGTTTGATGGGCTTTTTTACGGTTACGGTGCGGGTCTTGCAGCTTTCGAACAGCTCATTCTCCACAATGTAGTCCGCAACTTCTCGGCCTTTTTTTAAAGCTTCCGATAATTCGGAAAATTTGTTTTTCCATTCGCAGAGAGTGGATACTGAAATTCCCATATTCCCGGCAATCTGCTTGTCTTTCAGGCCATCCATTGCCCAACCGCGAAGCAGCGTTAGCCCTTCCGGTTCTAACCACTGCTCGAATTTACCTTTTCGGCCAATCTTAGCTCACCTCTTTTACAAGAACGGCCTTTTCTCCCGTGAGGTCTTCCCATCGCTTCACAATGACATCAACGTACTTCGGATCATACTCCATGAGATAAGCTGTTCTTCCGTTCTGCTCGCAGGCGATCAACGTTGTCCCGCTTCCCCCAAACAGGTCAAGGACAATATTCCCGCTTTCTGTGTTGTTTTTGATTTGATAGTCAAAAAGCGCAACAGGTTTCATCGTTGGGTGCAGCTCACTCTTAACCGGTCTGTCAAAATCAAGAACGGTTGTCTGTTTTCTGTCGCTTGTCCATAGATGTCCTGCGCCATCTTTCCATCCATACAGGCAAGGCTCATGCTTCCACTGGTAATCCTGCCTCCCCATGCATAACGTGTTTTTGTTCCAAATCAAACATTGCCTTACAGTCCATCCAACGTCTCTACATGCACCTCGGAAGTTGTACCCTTCTCCATCTGCGTGCCAAATATAGAAAACAGCGCCAGGTCTCATTACAGCGTTGGCGTTTCTGAAAGCACTGGTTAAGAACTCTCTAAATTCCTCATCTCCCATGTTGTCATTCTGTATGAGCAGGTCATCCGTTCTTTTGTGCCTTTTTACTGCCTCGCTTACATCTCGCACTGCTCCATAGTTCACGTTATACGGTGGATCTGTAAGCAACATATCGGCCTGCGCCCCCCCTATAAGGGTTTTGACGCTTTCTTCATTAGTACTGTCCCCGCACATAACGCGATGCCTGCCGCATTTCCAGATATCCCCCAGCTTCGCCTTTGGCGGCGCGGCTTCGTCAACTTCTGGTGCTTCATCCTCAGCAACCTGCGTTTCATTGGCTCCACTGTCTGGAAGGTCGAAATCAAAGTCAAAGTCGCCAAAGTCCACTTCTGCCAGTTCCTGTTCAAGTTTTCCGAAATCCCACCCAGACATTTCACCGGTCTTGTTTGCGAGGATACGGTATTTCTGCTTCTGTTCTTCGGTAAGGCCGGTGTATCGCACCACGTCGGCCATGTCCACATGGAGCTGCATCAGAGCAAGACGGCGGGTGTGTCCGCTGAGGATGACGTTGTTCTCGTCCACCTCAATGGGGTCAAGAGCGGTACACTGCCGCATACTTTCCGCGCAGGCGTTCACAGCTTCCTGGGAAATGACACGCGGGTTGTTCTCATACGGAACAAGATCTTCGACCGGTAATTTCAGCAGCTCTTTCTGAATCATGTTATTCTCCTCCCGTGCAAAAGAAAAACCGCCCGGAAATCCGAACGGTCAAAATATCAAAATAAGCAGCGCCCGTGCATTCAGTTCGTTGGACATGCGTCAAACGGTGGGTGCTGCTGCATCTGGAACTTTCGCGGCCAGATGCCCCGCTATGCTTTGCACAGCCGTCCCCCGACTGTACATTGCATGGCGCTCTGGGCAGGCCTTGAACCTGCAACCTACGGTTTTGGAGACCATCGCTCTGCCAATTGAGCTACCAGAGTAAAAAGCCGCCCTTGGAATCGAACCAGCCGTGTCTACACACACGCGCCGCGCTCCAAACTGCGCTCAGGCGGCATATAAAAACAGCTCCGGTTCGCCGCCGGGGCTGTTGGTTGGCGCACATCCTGTCAGGAAAGCTACACCTTGGCAAGGATTCTAAGGCCTTTTCTTGGCACGGGAGGTTGCACGTGCGGCCTTGCGGGTTGTCTAGTCCATGCGCCATACGGTGCGATACGGCGGAATCGAACCGCCTCCTGTCTCTCATGAGCGGCAGGCTGCCTTTGTTTCAGTGTATCGCATAGAAGCAGCCCGCGAAACGTGAAGAGAGCAAAGCCCGGTACCTGCAAACAGAAAAGGAGGAAAATGCTAAGAAGGAACACGTTTCGGAGGCTGCGTGCATCGGTTTGCCTTTTGGCTTTTCCGATGATACAATTTTACACCATGTAATAGTGAAACCGCAATGTAATGACAGTGCAATGTTTTTAAAGGCTCAGCTCCTCCATTGCTTTGCGCCGCAAGACATAGACCATGCGCAGAGAGTAATTCATATCTTTTGCGACCCTGTCCCACGTGAGGCAATCGAGATAGTACTTGTACAGCACCGTGTATGCTTTTTCGTTCTGGATCTGGGCGAGTGCGTTTCTAATCTCAAGGAACAGCCTGTCACAGACCGCTCTTTGCTCATAAGCGCGGCGCTCCGCTTCCTCCTCGCGTTCAACCGCCCGGGCAAGGCTCTGTCCATCTTTGCTGCCGCCGGGGGCCGCGCTGAGGCTCTGGGTAATGTGCCGGGTGGCCTCCTGCGCTTCGGCCAGACGGTCAGACAGCAAGTAGTATCTTTTCTCTGCTTCGCGGTAGCGGTTCAGCCACGCCTTAACAATGCGGTAATCGGTTTTGTCCGGCTTCTGGGTGTCAGTGTCATGTATCCATGTGCGGGCCATTGTTTTCCTCCTTGCTAGTGAAAATCTCAAAAGTGACTTTTAGCTTCTTGTTTCCGATAACGCCCCACACCTTTTCGAGCTTTGTCTTGTCGTCACGCTCCATTTCTGTGATGAAATGCCCCATGACCGCTTTGACAGCTTCGCTTGTTACCTCTGACTTGTTACGCCATGCCTGCAAACCATCCTTGCGGGGTGGGGCATAAGTCCCAGCGTAGACATTTCCAAACAGTCCACACCCAACATGATATTCAGCCATTTTCGTCCTCCATTTCTTCAATCTCAATTTCCACCCGTGGCTGTTTCCGATCAAGCTCCACCCGGCTTCCATCGTGGGCGGCAACAATGCGGCTGTTGTCGTCCTCCAGCACGCGGGCTTTCACCAGAATGTCCGTGGTAGCCTCGATGAGGTTCGCCAGATCGACCCGGCGGGCGGTCTTCATGTAGTAAACGCACCTCACGTTCACGCGGGCAGAGATGGGGCTGCGCGGCCTTTTGATTTGCCGCAGGCAGTCCGTCTCATAATCCACGTAGGCCTTGCTAGGGGCCACAAAGCGCCCGCCTGAGCGGCTTTTGAGAATGCGGGCAGAGTTTTTCTTGGTGCGCGGGTCGCCGTAGAGGGTTAATTTCATCTGCCGTCCTCCACATAGCACCAGCTTTGCGGCGGGCGTTCGATTCCGAATGCTTCTCCCCGGCAAATCAGCTTTTCTGCGTCCCATCTGCGGCAGGTGCAACAGTCTCCGCGATGCGTACAGGGTTGTATCGCCCAGAAATCTTTAAGACGTACTGGCTTTTTGTAGAGTTTGAAGTTTGAAATATGCCAGCAGTACGCATCGCGGCAGTCAACCAGACGCTTTTGTCCTTTCCATCCGGCATAGTCTTTGACTTGCGGTACTGTGAGACAGCTTCCAGCAATTTTAGATTCGATATCTTCTTTGACGACACAGTATTCAGGGCCAATGCGTCGGATGTCATCGCAAATGAACTCTCCAATGACGCGCCCCCTTTTTTGTGGCAAGCCGCCGTGATTCTTCGCTGACGTGTTCCAGTTGCGGTCATCAAACTTAAACTCCTTACTCGCCGCAAAGGTGCAGTAGACGTACACCCTGAACGGCGTTTCCAATTTTGGGCGGGTCCTGCGCACCTCAATGGTCTTTTGCTCTCGAATGATGAGGTCGCACCATTCAGGCCGGATGCTCATCAAGATAGCTTTCATTTTTTCATCATCCCTTCCATTGCCAGCTGCTCGCACTGCTTTTCTGCTTTCCTGCGCTGCTGGTCATACTCAAACAGCATATCTACGTACTCATTGCCCACCCGGCGGATGGCCGTTTCCAGCATCTCCGTCACAAGGTCGTGGTACTTGTCTGCACCCTTGCGGCTGTTCTTGGCAGCTTCCCGGGCTTCCCATAGGTCGGTGAGTTTGTCCCGCCTGTCGGCGGTGATCTCGCCATAGCCGTAAGCATCCTGGATCTGCTCCATGCTTTCCCAGCCTTCCAACTCAGCAAAGGGGTCAGCTTCAGCCTTTGCCATGCTGCGGGCTTTGGTCTTTTTCTTGACGTACCGGGTCAGACCGTCCCGCATCACGGCGCGGGCATCGTCCATCGCCTTGCGGATGGCCTTGGCTTCCCGCTCTTTCTTGAGCTGGTCGGGCTGGCTGGCCCATTCGGCCATCAGCTCGGATTTCGTTTTCGGTTTCATCTGCTTACCCCCATTGTTCGGACATGGCCTTTGCAACGCCCGGTGCGGTTTTGCTTCTGGCTTTTGCCCGGCCCTCTTGGCCGTTTTGCGTTCCGCGTATGCCTTCGCACCAGCTGATTTTCTTGTGATTTCCCCCATTTGAGACGTACACGGGCTCTGGCGGCGGAAAGTTGTTTTTCCGTTCCAGAGGCGGCAGGTTTTTCAGCCAAAGGCAAGTGCGCTTTGTGTGATAGTTTTCCGTGTCCTCTTCACTCTCGGCAAAGTAGTACGGATGAATGATCTGGTCGGCTTTCCTGTACGCTGTGTTCATGATGCCTACAGGGTTCTCGACTGCAATTTTTGGGACGTCAGCCAGCATGAATTGCATAAAGAAAATTGCGGCTTTTACGCGCTCTGCCCACCGAGCAACAAACTTTTTCGGCCGGAGTGACCCGCAAGCTGAACGAGCGCGTTGCTGCATTGCTCAGGTATGTGCAGGGCGGGTGTGCAATGAGCAAATCCCACTTGCCAACGTCATGCGTTGCGCCGTCCATCGTCACAACTTGCCCCCCCTCAAGAGCCTTGAGCGCATCGCCCAGAATGTGCCACTCGGGATGCCCGCCGGACGGCTCCTGAATATCGCAGGAGTAGGCTTCGTGGCCTTTTGCCCGGAACGCCTTGCACACTTCCTGCGATTCCTCGCAGGCAATCAGTACCTTCACCGTTTTCTTCCTCCCATCCAAAATTCTTGATTGAATGCGTTCTTGCTGATGCGCTCCGCCGCATTCTTGGTTTTCGTGTACGCATGTTGCGCTTTCAGCTGGCGCTTGTACTCGGCGTACTTCGGGCAGCTGTCGTGACAGATCGGGTGCCGGTCTGGGCAGTCTTTACATGCCAGGTTGATCATGTTCGGCTTCCTCCCTGTTAAACCAAAGGCGTGTTCCACATCCGGGGCAATATTTGTCAAGGTAATAATCATCGTTGCAACTATACCCGCAAATGGGGCAAATCTCATTGATTGTTTCTTCACGCCAGTAAAGCTTTTTGGGGTGTTCACCCGGCTTTTTAGGCAATGGCATCCAGACCGGGAGGTTTTCCGGGAAAGCTGCCACCATGTTCCACGGCCAATTTGTTATGAAGCCGTCGCTGGGGTTGTTGTTGATGCTCAGGACGTCGCCGTCTTCATTTGCATCAGCCTCAGTCGGTGGCTCTTCTGCGGTCTTGCGCCAGCGCTGGACATCTGGGACGACTGCCGGTTCATCTTCCAGCACATCCATCGCGTCCATAATCTGACACGCTCGGCATCTTACGCCGTTGTAATTTTCGCAGCCACAGCAATATGCCGCTTTGATGTTTGCGATGGCTTTTTCGCGGTCGATAAATTCGCTCATTTTTCAATCTCCTTCCTTGTCGGCTCCCTTGCCCGCAGCCTTGCAGCTTCACGCGGGGCGGTGGTGATATCGGCCTGCGATCCTTCTCCCATCACTTCACGGACGGGTTCACGCGTTCCACCAGCTCACAGCCGGGAACCGCCGTGCCGGTCTTGAGCAGGGCCGCAATGGCCGTCTTGTTGGGTGTGCGGGTGGTCATCTCGGTCATGTACTCAGCAGGAACAGCAGCTTCATCCAGCACGCAGACGGCCTTACTGCGGCGAAAGCTCACCGCGCACCGGTCGCTGCTGAAGTTCTGCCCACCCAGAGCATCTGTCAGGTAGTGCTTGAGACTGTCGATCTTGCGCTTTGCGGCTGCCTTGCGGTCAGCAAAAGCCTTTTCCTGCGCTTCAAAGGCCGCAACATCGGCTTCGAGATTCTTTACCCAGCAGGCGATGTTGTCCACCTTCTCGGCCTTTGCCATGTTCAGCTCTTCCAGCCGGTCGATGTCCATAACCTCGCCGGTTTCCTGATCGATGCAGTCCAAAATCTGCGAGTTGATCTCATACAGGTTCATAGTGCTTTTTACCTCCATGCGTTCAGAGCACGAGAAACGGCCCTGAACGGCGTTTTGCGTTTTGTAGTATAACTTTGCCGGTTTACCCTAAAACCATGCTCAGAGAGCTGCGTATGCCGGTCTGAGCGCATATGTAGCGGCTATTGCTTTTTCAACGGCCTTCGCCGGGCTGCGTCTGCCAGAAAATTCTTTGCATTTTCGGCTTCCTCTGCCGGGCGGCTTGCCATGAACGCCCGGTTGCGCGGGGCATTCGCCTTTTTTGCTTCATCCCTATCGCGGGATATCCACCCGGATGCTGCTGCTTTCCAGTTCTTCATGGGATTCCGGCCCACCTTCCAGCCGTTGGATTCGTAATAGGCATGGAACCGAATAGCCTGCGTTTCTGTGCCACCCTTCTCCGCAAAGTAACTTTTCACCGTTTCAACATCTGGCGGTGAAAACCTGTTCTTGGTTGTAGGGGGCAGTGCTTCAGCGCTACTACTATCAGATACTTTAGTATCTGAATTATTATTATTTTTGTTTTTATTATAGGTTTTATCGGTTTCTGTGGGTTTCTCGGAAAACCCATGGGTTTCTGTGGGTTCTTCTGCAATCCCGTCGGTTTCAGTGGATTTTCTGGGCCTTCCGCCTTTTTTACCATTTTGTCGATTTGCAAAAATAGAGCGTTGGTACGTCTCAATGCTCCCGTTCATTGCTTCCCGCTGGGATTCAAACGCCACCTGTTCGATAAGCTCAAGGCCTTCCGGTTCGCTCCCGGTTTCCACATAGGCCCGCATAGCGTTCACGACATGACGGAACTCTGAATCTGGCAGAATATCCAACATCTTGAACGATGTGAACAGGATCAGCAGCCCTTTCGGGCGGGACATTTCGATATCGTCCACCACTAACCACCTCCTTTCCGTTTTTGAAAACCAAATGGTTTTAAAAAAAAACCGATGGGTTTTCTTGGGTTTTTACAGATCAATGATCTTAACCTCTAATGGCTGCGACATCTGCATCGGACAGGCCCTTGCTGAGAAGAAGCTTTGCATTGCGCACCTCTTCCGGCATAATATTTCTTGTTGCTGGCATTTTTCTCTCCCTCATTTCTGCCGCTCAGAACGGCAAATCTTCATCGTCGTTGATAACGGCAAAATCGTCCGTGCCGGTCTCAGCCGCCTGCTGGGCGCTCTGAGCGTTTCTAGCTTCGCTGGCATAACTTTCCGTCTGTTCATCAAACCCCCGTGTAGACGTGCTGTCAGGGGCTTTCGAGCCGCAAAAGCTGACCTCACGCACCTGAATCTCATAGGCAGTGCGGTTGTTGCCCTGCTTGTCCTGATATTTCCGGGTCTGCAAGCTGCCATTGACGGCGATCATGCTGCCCTTGTCGAAATACTGGGAGATGAACTGCGCCGTCTTGCCCCACGCCACACAGGGGATAAAATCCGTCTCACGCTGCCCGTTTGCAGAGTAGCTGCGTTCGCAAGCGATGTCAAAGGAGCAGACCTCCTTGCCGCTTGTGGTGGTGCGGAGTTCCGGGGTGTGGGTCAGGCGGCCCATAATTGCAATCGTGTTCAGCATAGATCAGCCCTCCTTCGGCTGCTTCTGGGCACACGTCCAGCACAGGATGCGCCCAAACTTCTTCTTGGTGCTGGCGGCGGTCTCTGCCGGTTCCACGGTGCGGTTCTTATAAGACACCGGCTGAAGTGGTTTGCCGCAGCAGGCGCAGATAAAGGGCTGTTCCTGTGCGGGCTGCTTCTGCGGCTTGTTCACACCTGCGGGGTTTCGACCTTCTGCCGCATGATACTCGTCCGTGTCGGCATCCTTGGTATCGTCGATGCAGAACAGGCCGTTCAGGGCATACTTGCGGGCGTAGCTGCTGGATGTTCCCGTCACCTGTGCAGCGTCCATCTTGGTTTTTTGCTCCGGCTCTCTTGCGTATGCCTTCACGGAAATGCAGCCACCATCCAGAGATTCCAATTTTGCAGTGGCTTCGATGTAGTGCCACCCCTCAAGAACCTTCGGTTCATCGGAGAGCGTAAGCAGCAGGTTATGAGCCTTGAGAATAGGCTTCACTGCTTCCAAAATGTCCTCACAGGAACGATACCTGTACCCGCCGAAGGTGTTCATCTGCCCTTTCGGGGCCTTGAGTTCGCTCTGCACAGCGGCCAGAGCGGCGTAAATGCTTGTGCTTTCCATTACTCTTCATCCTCCTGATTTTCGGTCTGTTCTGCCCCTCGCGGCAGGAAATAGTAGTCGTCCGGCGGCTCAAGTGCCGGGCCGTAGCCGTCAAGGGCGAGATCATACATCGGATTCATACTGCTACCTCCGGTGCCGGGTCAATGGCGGCAGGGGAGATGTCCGGTGCAGGAATCAGCTTTCCAGCGGTCAAACGCTGCGGGGCAGGGGAGTGCTGCGTTTCGCTTGCAGGCTTCCCGAACTTGACCTCGGCACCCAGATCTTCGACCTCGACCGTGACGCGCAGGCGGTACAGGCTTCCTGCTTGACCGAGGGTAGAATAGACATCGTTCATCAGCTTGTCGATGACTTCCGGGACATAGTTCCCGCCCACAAACCTGCCGTCACTGGAAAAGCGGCCCTGAATCTCAACATAATTTTTTCCCATCTTGTAAAACCTCCGAAAATGTGTTATCTTCGGGTTGATGTGACCTGTAAAATCCATCAACCCTTGCAGCCTGCCGGTGCGCCAACATCAGCGGGCTGCTTTTTCTTTTGTGCGCCCAAAATCTCTTTGATACGGCCTTTGCCGTAGCGTGCAGCGCTCTGCAAGCCGCGTGTAGGATTTGACTTTGTCCTCAACGTACTCTTTAGCAGTCATCATGCCCCGCGCTCCTGATTCTCCGGATACTCCGGGTTACGGGCGTGGGTGCGGTTGATCTTGCCATACTTGCGCCGCTTTGCGGCTCTCTCCCTGTCCTCTGCGGCAAAGCCCAGACGAGCCAGCAGAACAGCGGCCAAAATCAGCACCAGCGACACCGCAAACAGCGTGCCGGAGATGTATCCGGTGGTCTGCGCGGTACCCTCTGCGCCCATAGCTGCACCCATTCCAACGCCGCCAAAAATGACAGCCAGCCAGTAGTAAGTAGTGGATTTTAGTTTCATTCTTTCGGGTCCTCCTTTGTGTAGATCTTCTCAAGTTTGTAGAAATCCTTCATCCACGCCATAAATCCGGCGCGTGAGATCAGCGGGGCGGCGCTCTTGGTGTCAATAGACGGCACCGCCCATGCCGGGAAGCTGCCAGCCTGAATCATACCGGTAAAGATCGGCTCGCTCACCGAGATGTTGTTATCTCGCATGATCTGGCAGCACTCTGCAATTCCCATGCTCGGCTTCACTGCCGCACCCCTCCTTTTTTCCTCTCAGCTGCCGCTTCATCTGGATATGCTCCAACCGCTCCGGCTGCCTTGCATCCCAGCGCTGTTCAAGCCAGCGCTTGTTGCAGTGCTTCTTCACGGCTTGACCTCCACAAACTCACCATTTTTGAGGGTATAGTAAACGTTTTCTCTGATGGCGGAACCGTCTACGCGGGCCATTTTGGCACAGATCATGTGGCCGTCATCATCGTACTCGGTCAGCACCAAATAGCAGCCCAGTGCGCCGCGCGCCTTACCGCAAGCACCGTTTACAACGGCAATGCTATCTTTTCCATCTGCTTTTGCGCTGCAATAAGCCCCAGTGGCTGCCGCCGTGCTGCAATCGCCGCTGGAACCCGCCGTACTGCAATCGCCGCTGGAACCCGCCGTGCTGTAATCGCCGCTGGAACCCGCCGTGCTGTAACGGCCACTGGACCCCGCCGTGCTGCAATAGCCACTGGACCCCGCCGTACTGTAAC